CCTGCTAAGAACATTATGGCAGAAGCAAATCTCTCGGAAATCTTTGATATTGAGTTTGGTATCTGGGATATGAATAAGTTCCTAGGAACTGTATCCTTGTTCAAAGATCCGGAATTTGAATTCCACAATAAGTTTCTGACATTGTGTGGTAGCAGTAACAAGTCTGTTCTGAAGTATTATTATTCAGAACCGAAGCTTCTTACGGTTCCTACTAAGAAAATTACTATGCCAGATGCTGCGATCACATTTGATCTAACAGAAGCACTGTTCGATGAGATCGTTCGAGCATCATCTGTTCTACAACTTCCGCATCTTTCCATTACTAAGAATGAAGATGGTGATAAGATCATCGGAGTTGTTCGTGATCTTATGGATCCAACCTGCAATAGTTATACAGTATCTCTTGGTGACTGCTCAACTAGTGCAACATTCAAGTTCGATTTCCGCATCGAAAATCTCAAGTTCATGACTGGCGAATATGAAGTCAAGATTGCAAAGTCTGCTATTAGCCAATTTACTCATAAGGATATTCCTTTGAAGTATTGGGTTGCACTTGAAACCTCTAGTTCGTATACTGCTTAACTAGGAAACTTTGTCTTAAAGGGACGATTGGGTTTCCAATCGTCCTTTTTTATTGGAGATTTATTATGAGTGAAATTAATCTATTTGTAGAAAAATATCGTCCAAAGACCATTGATGAATGCGTTCTTCCATTGTCTCTTAAAAAGACATTCAAGGAGATCGCTACTAGTGGTGAATGTCCAAATCTTTTGCTTTCTGGCAAAGCAGGAACGGGAAAGACGAGTGTTGCTCGTGCCTTATGCAATGAGCTTGGTGCTGATTGGATTATTATCAATTGCTCCGAGGATGGTAATATCGACACACTCCGAACAAAGATTCGGCAGTTTGCTTCTACCATCTCTTTGTCTAGCAATACCAAAGTAGTAATTCTTGATGAGTTCGACTATTCAAATGCTCAGTCCATTCAACCAGCTCTTCGTGGAGCGATTGAGGAATTTGCAAAGAACTGCCGATTCATCATTACTTGTAACTACAAGAATCGAATCATCGAGCCGATTCATTCTCGATGCACCTGCATTGACTTCAATATTCCAGTCAAGGAAAAGCCAGAGATGGCAAAGCAGTTCTTGTCTCGTTGTGAGTATATTCTCAACAAAGAGAAGATTACATTCGACAAGAAGGTACTACCACAATTGATTATAAAGCACTTTCCTGACTTCAGGAGGACTTTGAACGAACTTCAGCGATATTCTGCTGCAGGAACAATTGATATTGGTATTCTGAGCGAAGCAGGAGAGTTGCGAGTCAAGGATCTTATGACTCACATGAAGGATAAGAACTTCAGTTCTGTTCGTTCTTGGGTGGTGTCTAATCTAGACAACGATCCTCAACACATATTCCGAAAACTGTATGATGGTTTGTATGAGCATCTAAAGTCTGCTTCTATTCCAAATGCCATTCTGGTTATAGCAGAGTATCAATACAAATCGGCTTTTGTTGCAGATCAGGAGATTAATCTAATGGCTTGTGTTGTAGAACTAATGATGGGGTGTGAGTTCAAATGAAACTGACAGACTACCTGACAGCAATCAATTACTCAAAGGAAAGCCTATTGGAGGGGGAAAACAACCCCAACGAAAAGGAGTATACACCGTATATCATAAATCGGTGTCTGTCGTACTTTCCAGATACGGTTATGCAATGCAATCAGATGAATGAACTTCCTTCCATTGGAAAGAGAATGCATTTCGACTACCTGCGTCTGTCGGTTCGTCAGCGTAAGCGATATAGCAAGTGGTTGAAAGACGAAGAGAACGAGTTGTTGGATATGCTAAAACTTGCATATGACTATTCGCACATTCGAGCTAAGGAAGTACTACCTCTTTTATCAGCAGAGGACATAGAACTGCTCAAAAGTCAGACATTCAAAGGTGGCATCCAAAAGTAGCCATTTTCTACATATCTGTGCCTGGAATGAAAGGGTCAGATTATTATAGAAATGGTTTTACTATGGAACACACGGAAGATATTTTTGAGGGGTATGGAGTAGAAATCAGTTTAGCGCACGAGGATGACTTTCTTAAAGTCAAAGAAACTCTCACGCGCATTGGTGTCTCTTCTCGTGTAGAAAAAAAACTATATCAAAGCTGCCATATCTTGCATAAGCGGGGAAGGTATGTTATACTTCACTTCAAGGAGCTTTTAGCTCTTGATGGGTTGGAGACTGATACTAGCGAAAGCGATATCGGAAGACGAAATACAATTGTAAAACTTTTAACAGAATGGGGATTGCTCACCCCATTGACAGATAAATACAAAGACAATCAGCTTAGTATTGCACAGTTGAAAATCATTCCTTATAAGGAAAAAAAGGAATGGGAATTAATTCCTAAGTATCATATCGGAAAGTAATCTTTATATTATGCAAACTCAAGTGATAAGTTATTTTTGTGATGTAGACGAAAAAACATACTACAGCGACCATGCAAAGCGATTCATTGAAGAATGTACTCGTTTTTCTTTGCCATATGATGTGGTGCATCTCGAATCGCAAGGTAGTTATCAAAGTAATTGCCTAATTAAACCTAGCTTCATATACTCAAAGTTAATGGAACATAAGAAACCACTAATGTGGTTAGATATCGACACTTACATATGCAAACCACCTGTTGCATTTGAGAACTTGAGTACTTTGGGTGTAAACATTGCAGTTGCATCTACTGATGTAAACAATTTGGTGCGAATCAAAGCATCTCCTATTTGGTTCAATTATAATATTGAGACTTTACAATTTGTTAAAACATGGATAGATGAATGTCAAAAAGTCAAAACACTTAAGGGCAATCTATTTGATCATGAAACTTTTTTACACTGCTTGGGTAAGTATCTCAAAGAAAAGAAGATCGCTATTCTTGGAGAAGAATATTGCCAATGGCCTGGCGCTCAGACTGCTAATACGGTACTCATGATGGGATTATCTGATATGCCATCTAAAAAAGAAGTACTCAAAAGCATGGGATATAACGACGAGCTGATCGAGTGGCAATCGCCTGGTGATTCTTTCTTACGAGTTAATTCATGAATATTTTATATGGATTGGGATTTCCGTTTGAGCCTCAGCACTCTTCTTGCTCTACGCGCAAACCAAAAAATTTTCAATGGGAAATTCCACCACATCAAAATTTAAATACATTGGTATTAATAGACAATGCAATACCTCATTACGATTCAATTCCTATTGAGGTGAATAATCTATATGGCTGGGTATGTGAGTCTCGTTCTATTGTTTCTGATACTTCAATTTTTTTGGCTAAAAATTATAAAGAATTAGAAAACAAATTTAAACGCATATTTGTCTCAGATAAACAGCTAGTGAGTTTGTCTTCGGTGTTTCACTATTGCTCAGCTGGCAGTAATTTACCTTGGATACCTGAGAGTCAGTATTCAGTATACCCTAAAACTAAATTAGTAAGCATGGTTGCGTCTGCTAAACGAATTACTAAAGGACATATGATTCGTCATGGGTATGCAGAACGATTTAAAGATCATCTAGACCTTTTTGGTGGTGCTTGTGGTTCTCCTCGTCTTCCTGATACAGATCCAACTAAACCTTGGATGAGTAAGATGTATGGTCTTAAGGATTATATGTTTTCTGTTGTTGTTGAGAATGACTTCTACGACAACTACTATACAGAAAAGATCACCGATTGTTTTGCAACAGGAACTATACCTGTTTATTTGGGAAGCCCAACAATAGGTGATGTGTTTGATATCAATGGCATTATAGTTTTAGATTCACAATTTAATATTAATAGTTTGACTACTGAACTATATCAGTCTAAACTAAACGCAGTTCATGAGAATTTCAATCGAGTTATGAACTTAGAAATGGCAGATGATACTTTGTGGAGACTAATGCAATGAAATTTTTAACTCAACTTAATTCTGGGTGTTTGGAAATATGCAAGAATATGTTAAAATCCGCCAAAATTGTCGGACTCAATACTGATGATTTTATCATTGCATGTTTGGACAAAGATTCATATGAGGGATTAAAAACTTATCCCGGTGCGTTTTTATATGGAGATTATGAAAACAATAATCTAACTGGATATCAAGATTGGTCGTTTGATCCTAATAGTAATTTTAGAAAAATAGTTAAGTCAAAATGGAAACTTATTTCCCAGATTCATGAACAGTATAAGTCATTATGCTGGGTTGATACTGACATTGTTTTTATACAAAACCCGATGAAATTTATTGAGAACAGTGACAAAACATTATTCCAATGTGATATTCCAGGTTCTATTATTTGTTCTGGATTTATGGTGTTTAATAACACACCAGCTAGTGAAGCTATAGTTCGTATTTGTGGTAGTAATATAGACGAAGATGATCAAATTTTAATTAATAATATTATTCAAAGCACACCAGAATATGCAAAAGAATGTGCATTAT